ATAACGTAGAAAACACAGCCATATCAACCTGGGCTGGATCTTCAAATTTAGTAACTGTTGGAACTTTATCAGCTGGAAACGTTGACGCAGCCGTGACAGCCGCTCTGTCGCTTGTATCAGATATCCTTAATACATCGGTGTACACCGCGTTGACGCTAGTCGTCAGCGTATTAAGCTCACTCCTAAGCTGCCTTTGGGCGTTGCCCTTGGCGATGAACGCCTCTGCCAAAGCGATGCGATCAACATTCGGATCTGCGCGCTCCGCTTTGATTAACTCGGACTGGAACCGCGCGACAGTCTGCATCGCCTCGGCACGCAACCCGCCCTCATCAAGAACAAACATGCCACTGTCTGGGATGCCAAACTCGGCGCGCACCAACCGCATCGCGTCCTGATGCTCGGCGTTGTTTTGCGATGCCAGTGCATTGAAGAACGTGCCAGACGATGTCTTGCTGAGACGCCGGCTATTGATGGCGTCTAGGATCATGTCCTCAGTCAGCCGACCCTGAGACGACGCAAGCTGCAAGTCATACACAGTCTGCAATTCATCTGTGCCACCGCTTTGGTAAAATGCGTTCCGCATTGACATAGCTTTGTCTGGATCTAGCGGATTGAGAAGGTCAAAGACGCGGTCTGCATCGTGTATATTGCCGTTGATAAGAACCTGATTGAACTCGCCGACAAGGCGGGTGATTTCTGCTTTGTTTTCTCGCTCGGTCACAGCCTCTTGCTGCGACAGGCGCGAATAGTAATCGCTCTCAGCTTGATTGATTGCTTTGAACGCATCACGCCTTTGCTCAGGCGTCATAAGCGCCATCACGTTTTTAACGGCAACATCCTCAACCTTGCCATCGACCCACTGCTGCCGGTGCTTCATCGGGTCTTGCGCCGCCCAGTCTGTGACAACACCCACAAGCGCCTTATCCACGCCTTGGTTTAGGTCGCCCATATATTGAGCCAGCTTAGCATCGTCATCGATGATATCTGCAAGCTGTATGATTTTTTGACGCTCGGACGTGACAATGTTGAAAACCTCGTCCACGCTCCTTGTTGCCGCAGCGTAGACGCGGGGCTGGATACCGTTGACAATCCCCTCCATCCCCTTGGTGGCATTGAACTCTGCCGCCTTCTTTGCTTGGTCGGCCATCAGCGTGGTGTGAGCAATGGCCGCGCTGTTGCCTACACTAGCCAGAGACGCGCGAAGCTGCGGGGCAGACGCCGGCGATATATCATACAGCGCGCCGCTGTAGCCATTGATGATGCCGTCGATCTCAGTCTGTAGCTGATCAACCGGCGTGAAATTAGTTTGTGCGTTGATGCGTGCCGTGGCGATCTCGTCGCGCGCTGCCGTCTCAAGATTGATGCCGATGACCCGCAGTGCCGCCTCACGCGCAGCTCGGTCATAGACGGTGCCAGTGCCGCCCGGCATCAGCTCGGCGCGCTCTTCCTCGCTCTGCATGTCCAGCAGCTCTTGCGCTGTCGGCGCATTCGTCGCGCCGTACTCAGCGCCCTCAATCTTGGCCTGTATCTCTGCCTCGCGGAACGCAACGCTGGCCATACGGTCGAGCTGCTGCCCGATAGTCTGCGCCACACGCGCCTGTGCGCGTGCCGTGCCGGCGTAGTCTACCGTCGGCAGGCTGGGGATCTGAGCGCCTAGTGGGCGATATCTAGGGAGGCGTGCCATTAGCCAATGCCCTTCTGTATCTGCAAGCCATAGCCCAAGCTGCCAATCGCGCTAGCAAAACCAGCCTGCCTCGCAGCGGTGGCTTGCATCGCGTATTGCTGTTCCTGCATCCTACCGCCGGCCAGCGCGATGATCTCGCCCTCTTGCAGCGTGTAAAGCTCCTGTGCGCCCTTTGACACGGCGTAGTCGCGCAGCGCCTTGGCAGACCCACTGAAGGGATCCACGCCACCCATAGCCGCCTTGGCAGTGATTGTTGCCGATGTCTGAAGAATGTTGTCCAGAACAGCAACAGCGTTCTGCTTGTATTTGAGGCTTTCCTGTTTTGCTTGCAGCCGGGAGTAAGCACCCTGCGCGGCAAGGCCACGCGCTTGCGTACCAGCCGCCTGCAATGACATGAAAGCTGACGCCGCCATCAGCGGCATTGCTGCACCTGCACTCATCTTATTGCCCCGCGCTCACCTTGTAGTCGATCCCTAGCAGCGTCATCTTCAGCGGCACAGTCTGGCCGATGGTGATCTGCCCGTCATAAGTATAACCTAAAATACCGTGCAACGTCTTGATGCCGGTAAACTCTTCAACCGCGCTGTCCAGAACGCTTGCACCAAAATTCCTGAACGGCACCAGCTTGCCATTGATCGTCAGCGCCTGTGTCTCGAACAGCTCGGCATTCACCTCGAATATGCGCTTCTTAAAGCCCTTCAGAGAGCCGCTGGACAGGTTTGGCTCGACCGGCAGTGTCTTTACCTCCGGCGTAAAGTTGAGGCCCACCTGATGGCTGCTAGTGGCCGCTGTGGCAAAGGTCACAGTGTAAGGTGATGCCGGCACCGTCTGGTCAGGCTCAATGACGCCGTCGCGGATGATCTTGACCGTCTCGGCCTCCAGATGATCCATCGTGACCGAGCTGGCAGCGCCGCCAGTCTTGGCGCTGTCCAGCAGCACATCAGCGTCGAACAGCTCGACATAGTAGACATCCGAGCTGTTGATGGTGCGCTTGACCACCACATAGATGTCATCGACATCGACGCCGATGTTGAGGAACTCACCGTCGGTTGTCCACTCGGATGGCGCGATCACGTTCTGGCTGCGCAGCAGCGTGTAGCATGCAATGCTGCCATCGTCGCCATTCACGATCATCAGGCGGTCGCCCTCGTCTGTGGACGTGGCGACGCGCACTGCCATCTCCTCTGGCGACTTCAGCAGGTGAGACGACAGCAGTGAGATCTTGGATGACGTGTAGGCTTGCACGCTGTCACTGAAGACGAACTCTTGCAGTGCCTTGCCCTGTCGCTGGATGAACAGCGTGGATCCATCCACGTTCTGCAAGCGAATGCCCGGCTTCATGCCAAAGGCCGTCTGCTGTTTCACGATCAGGTTGCTGGGCGTGATCGGCTCATCCAGCGTCTGCGGCACAAAGAATTCTGCGCCAGTCGTGAAGACCTGCAAATTGCGGCCAGAGAAAATATCGACAATGGCATTGAACGTGCCGGTGTCTAGCGTCGCCTCGACGCCGTCATCAGCCAATGCCTCGCCCGGATTGAAATTGAACAAGTCGGAGACGCGCGAACCGTACAGCGTTGATGGCCGGCTCTTGGTGCCGCCGAAGAACAGGCGGCCCTCGTGGAATGTCACGCTGCGCGGGTAACCGCGCGTTGCCGACCAGACCTCCTCGTAGCCGTGTTCGCTGTTCCAGTCGCCGGCGACGATGGCGCTGGTGTCAAAGAATGGGATATCGACGTAAGCCTTCATCACCGTGGCGCTGACAAACTCAACGTAGCGCGCCCGGCCAAAGCCCGTCGCCACCGTTGCGTATTCGCCGACCGCCGCCTCATTGAATGCCTTAATCTCATAATTTGATGTGGCGTCTGGCGCGGTGTCCCAGTCTTTATACACTGTCACAACCTTGGTCGAGGCGACATAATCCTCAATGTGGCGGGTTTGCCCCGCCCCAGTGCCTGCCGTAATTTTGATGAACATGCCGTTGGGCTGATCGTCTGCTGTAAAGCTGGTTGCCGACTTCAGCGTAATTGTGCTGGCAGATCCGGCCTGTGCGCTGCCTGTGTCAGTGGTGACAGACGACGCGGTGATCGTGATGTTGCCGCTGACGCCAGACGGCGTGATGGTAAACTGTGGGCTGTGGATATCCAGCTCAAACGAATAGAGCGGCACATGCGTGAAAGCAATGGTGCTGGCAGTCCAGTCGCTGTCTGTTGCTCCGCGCACGATCTTGGTCGGCGGCAGATCCTCGTGGACCACAATGACCGTGTCGGCAGACTGCACCCAATTCATCTCAGGCAGGATGGCCGCAGTCAGGCTGGCGACTGTCAGGTAGTCGTTGCCGCTGCCATTGATATTGGTGATCTGCGCGCCATTCTTGAAGACGTACATTTTGCCGGGCGTGAATACCAGCATGTAGCTGTCATTGACGCTGAACTCAAAGCTGACCATCCGCACGGCATTGGCAGCCCCGCTGTCCAGCGCCGCAATAAACTTGGTGCCGTCCCGGCGCTTTGCACCGCCCTGCGGCTGGATGCTGACGTTGCGTGCCGTAGTCAGGCCAGACTTATACTGCGCGATGTCTGTGCGCGCGCGCAGCTTCGGGTCTAGCTCACCGCTGGTGAAATCATTCTGGATCTGAATGATGCGGCTCATGCTAGTACCTTATGTCGGCGATAGGAAACTCTTGGATGTTTTGCGATGGCTGGCTTGCGCCGTCGATGTTGATGGCAACGCGCATCAGGCCGCCGCGCATATTCTCGGCGGGTGAGCCGTATGCCTTGCCGTGGTAATACTCTGCCTTGGTGATCTGGTCTGTGATCGGCTCCGCAAATTCAGCGGCCAGTGCCGTCTTCAGCAGTCGCACGAAATAGGGCGGGAATGTGGCAGGCTCCGGGCGGTACTGGTAATCAATCCAGACCTCCTCCAGATTTGTGTAGAGGCCGCCGGCGTAGATCTCAAAGTCGCGGACAGGATTGCCGCCAACCGCGCTGGTGCTGAACACGGCGCGTGGATTGCCGAGGATGTCGCCCGGCAGTTGATACTTGTATTTCCATTCATTGATCGGCGTGTCGGCAAGCTGTGCCAGCTTCACCTTCTTCAGCGTCCAGCTAAATGGATACTGCATCAGGATGGTGTCGCGCACATCATCGTAAAGACGGTCGGCGACCTGCGCCTCGTCTGTGCCGGTGGCGAATGAAGAAAGGGGAGTAGCGCCTAACATAATCAGGGCGTCTGAGCAGATTGATAGTTTGGTATCGCCAGCCGCCATTGCGCTACTCCAAAAAAAGAAAAAGGGGGGCTGGTTGCCCAGCCCCGCTATGTTTAGTCGGTGTCGGTCATTGCGACGGTTGTGCCGTCGGTGACATCGACAACGCCGGATGCGTTGGACGCAACCATCACGATGCTCATCGTGGGGGTGGCGCTATCGTGAACAAAGATCACATCGCCGACTGCCAGAGTGTCCGACAGGTCGTTGAAATAACCAGAGGTGTTCACAGTCGCAATCGCATCTGCGGATGTGTAGGTGTAGATGCTCGGAGCATTGCCAGACTTGGCGGCACCGATCACGTTAAACCCTGCTGCTGCAAAAGCCATTGATCAGTCTCCTCTCTACTCGGTTGCCGAGATCTTGACGATGCCCTCGTCGTCGATGGCAACGGCACCAGCCGAGAACATCGAAGACACAAGGAAGCTCGTCTTCTCAGGGACATAGTTGATCTCAGACTTCTGGCCCATACCGATGCCAAGCCCGAT